CATGTCCGGCAGGTCGAACAAGTGCGGATCGAAAGCAACCTTGAGCGCCCGCCAGCGGCGCTCGAGAGCGGTGACGATCGAGGACGCCACGACGTCGCCGGCATAGCCGACCTTGATCTCGCGCATCGGCAACGGATACGACCAGCGATCCGCCGGCTGCAGCGCCATGTTCTTCTGCTGCGTGCGCAGTTTGCGCTTGCCGCGCACGAACCTGATATCGAGGTCCGCATACAGTTCCGGCCATGGCGTCCCGAGCCAGACATCGTATTGCGCCACCGCGGCGCGCACGAACGGCCGCGAGAAAATGTTGTCGCCCATTCCCCACATTCCGCGGATCAGAACCGGAGGCTTCACGCTGCGCGACATTCATCCAGCATTTCCCGCAGGTCGATCACCGGCAGCAGATCGGCCCACGCGGTGCCCGGCGAGGCGTTGTATCCGGCGATCTGCAACCGCTGCAGCGACGGGACGATCGTCACCAGGTCGGCCTTCTGCTTGTCGTAGCAGCCCGGCCGGTGCGGCCAGCGGTGCGGCTTGTGGTGATGCGTGCGACCGTCCGCGATCCTGCCATCGGCGCCGAGCCATACGATGGTGCCGCCCGGCCCGATGAGGTGCGCCGCCAGGTTGGTCGCCGCGGTCAGCGATGTCCATTTCTGCATCAGGCTGTTGTGCTCGATCGCCAACCCCGGCGGGTTGGTCTTGCGGCAGACCAGCACCTTGCGGTCCGACACCAGGCGCGAGGTAGTGACCACGCGGCCGGCAAAGCTCGCGATCGCCGCGCGGTTGTCCGGCTCGTTCCACCAACGGAAATCCCCGAAGTAGAGGATATCCGCCCACGGCAGCGCATAGACGCTCGAGTTGATCGCGATGACGCGGCGCCCGCGCAGTGCCTCGAGATCCTGGCCGAGCACCGACGGCCCGCCGCCGACGATAAACACCGTCTCGCCCGGCCATTCGCGCGGGACCGACCAGAACGGGTTACGCGACATACAGCCGCCGGAATGGCCGGATCAGGTCGATCACCGGCGCCGAGAGATAGCCGGGCGAGGCCGACGAGGTCGACGAGGTGAAATAGCTGATGCGCGTGTCGCCGTGCTGCACCTCGCGGATCGACGGGTCGCGCGCGCCAGATGTCTGGCCCTCGCGCACCGCCTCGATCACCGCCTTCTGCAGCCGGGCCGGCGCCTCTTCCGGCAGGTCGTAGCCGCCCGAATAGGCGACCGCGACCGTGCCGGACCAGCCGCCCCACAGGCGACCGCTGACCGGATCGAGATCATAGTCGGCCGCGGTCGCGCCCGCGCTCGAGACCTCGAGGATCTCGGCTACCGGATAGAGCGAGAGCGTGAGCGCCTGGCGCGTCAGCATGCTCTCGTCAGGGTCGAACGTGAATGTCTCGAGCACGTCGGCGCGGCCGAAACGGCGGTCGCAATATTCCGCAATGATGCGTGACTGGAACGTGATCGCCGCCTGCAGCACGGCGTCCTGGCTGTCGTCGGTGATGCCGAGCGCGAACTTGAGGTCGGCCAGGCTGATCAGGTCCGGCCCGGCGCTGTCCGTCGCCTCGTCGAGGATCTCGAGGATCGCGTGCATTATGCGGCCGGCCCCCGTGCTGCGAATGCGATGGAGCGCGCGTCCCAGATCGATGCGAGCGTGAACTCAATGTCGCCATCCGGCACGTTGGCGCCAAGCTTCGCCGGATCGCCGTCGATCGTGGCCGCGATGCTCGGATTGGTGTTGACGTGCGCGGCGACCATCTTCGGGTTCTCGTCGCCGCGGATCACCAGATAGGCGTAATCGACACGCTCGGCGTGATGCGCGGTGGCGGGATCCTCGCTCGCGACGTTCTGCGCGACCTTGAGCTGGATCATCGCCACGCGCCCCGCATATGTGTCGTCGCGTGCCGTGCGGATGTAGTTCTCTGCCGACATCAGCCCTGTCCTATGACTTCGACGAGTGTCGGACCCCAGCTGTACTGCGAACCAGGCATCGGCGGAATGAACGGATCGGGCACGCCGCCACCGGCGAGCCACGCCTCGTATTCGATGCGGTCGCGGTTGGTCGGATCGTTCGGCACGAGGGCACCATCCCTGATACGAATGACGCTGCCGTTTGATGTGAGACGATAATCGGCCATCTCAAAATCTCGCATCCAGATTTACAGACGCCAGAACCTCGTAGGCAGTGTTGCTGCTGCTGACTAAAGCATAGAAACGCAGTTTGTCGGCCGTCACACCATCGAGCGTCGTCGTGCCGGCATTGGTGTTGGTAACTCCAGAAATCAACGTTGCCGTTGGCGTCGTCCGCATCGAATGAAATGCCACGGTCGCACCGTAATTTCCGGAAATGCTCGAAACGCTGGCAATGCCTGCAAAAAGCTTTTGCCAGTAACGCCTGACCAGATACAGTTCCTCACTGTAGGGACGCAACGCATGGCGAAGCTCGTCCTGCAACGGAACTTGACTGCCTCGTATGACAAACAAATCGGAAATCCCAAGCTGGCGGTTGACTGCGCCACCGACATTGATTGATCCGGCGATACTGAGGAAGTTGCCAGCCGCCCAAGTATTTGCCGCAGCCGCGTCCCATGAAGTCCCGCAGCCCAAAGCAAAACCAACGCGCATGCCGATTGTGTTTTCAGCTCTCAACCACGTGCCGCTCGTGTCGCCCGGGATCGTAACGGTCCTGAACTCCCACACTCCACTGCCGGCAACCGTGATCGGAGTCACATAAGAGCGGTCGCCCGCGCTGTTGCGAACGGCAAGCGAGATCGTTCCCGCAACCGTGCTGGTGATCCAGAACGCGACGGTGATAGGCACAGCAAATGCACTGCCCCACCACAGCCCTGCACACCGGTCGCCTTCAATATCACTTTCAACATAGCCAAAACCGACGGTACCGAGTGTGCCGGTAGCAGTGCAGTTGATCAGCAAATAACTGCCGATGTTGCCTAGACCACCACCCTGAACCGCCGTAAACGCCAACGCGACGGCATTTGCCGTCACCTTGAACAGATCGCAGACATATGCCGACGAAACTGCGGCGATAGTGACCGTGGCACCACCCGGTGTCTCCTGCGCCACAGTCATGCTGCCATTGACAACCATGTTTCTGGTCGCCATCGCGTCGAGCGGCGCGGCATAGATATTCGCGCGCCCCTGCAATTGTTGCGCGGCAGTGAGCGATTGCGCGGTATCGTAGCGCACTGCCTTCGACGCAGTATCGGCCACGATGAAGGCCGTCGTCGCGATGCTGGTGTCGTTGTCGCCGGCGGTCGGTGTCGGCGCGGTCGGGTTGCCGGTGAACGTCGGCGAGGCAAGGTCGGCCTTCAGCGCAATCGCCGTCGCCTGCGCTGTGCTCACCGGCTTGTTGGCGTCGCTGGTGTTGTCGACGTTAGCTAGACCGACGGCGGTCTTGTCGAGCGTCTGCCACGACTTGTCACCACGCCAGTATTGCGCCGTCGTTCCGGCGGTGATGGTCGGTTCTTTCGCCGCCGCTGCAGTGTCGACATACTGCTTGGTCGCGACCCCAAGTGCAGCCGTCGGATCGCCCTTTACCGTGGTCAATCCGGTTGAACGGACTATCGTCAAAGCGGTGGTGAGCTGGTTTCCACTGTCATCTCGCGGGACAATCGAAAAATCCGATCCGACATTGCTGCCCGTTTCAGGTTGCCCGTCCCCCAGACTCACAACCCAGCGCGATGTCGCGTTAAGATAGCCTGTGATGTGCGCGCCCTGTCCACTCGCAGTTTTTGTCAAATTCAACGAAGGGCTGGCATAATTCAAAGTCAACGAGCCGGTCATCGTGTCGCCGGCCTTCAACACGAAGTCTCCGGCGTTCTGACCGTCGAGCAGATCGGCGTCGAGGCCAGAACCCGCGCCGTCGACCGTGATCAGCTTGGCGAGAACCTGCGCCGCGGTGTCCGGACTGCCATCGGCGCCGGCCGGTCCCTGCGGTCCGGTGGCGCCGGTCGGTCCTGTCGCACCGGTCGCACCCGTGGCGCCGGGATCGCCCTGCGGTCCTTGCGGCCCCGTCGCACCTGTCGCGCCCGTGGCGCCGTCGGCACCATCAGCGCCGGGATCGCCCTGCGGTCCCGCGGGACCAACGTCACCTTGCGGGCCTGGCTCGCCCTGCGGCCCCTGCGCACCGTCCGCACCGTCCGCGCCTGCCGGACCTGGCTCGCCTTGCGGACCCTGCGGCCCTTCCGGTCCAGGCGGCCCCGGAATGCCTTCGCCGTCAGTGCCACCGCCACCGCCGCCACCACCGCCCTCGCCCTTGCGCGCGAAGGCCTTGGCGATGTCGTCCCATCCGGCATTGCGCCGCGCGTAATACTTGCCGTCGCTCGGCGCCTCGGTGATCACCGCCTTGCCATGCACACGCAGCCGGCCGGCCTCGTCGAGCTCGAGCTCGTCCGGGAGCGGAAAGCGGACCTGCTGGTTCACGGCACCGTCACCGGCGTCTTGTTGTTCAATGCCGGATCGCGGCCATTGCGGCCATCGCGCCCGTGCTTGACCGACAGCGTCCAGTCGGCGCCGTCGCCCGGCCGCGCCGTCGTCGGCGCATTGCAGTGGTACAGCGAGCCGTTCAGCGTCACGGTGTCGCCGCGCACATAGGATCGCCCCGGCTCGAACACGCCGCGATAGAGCATCAGCGGAAACACGATCGGAATATCCGTGCGCTTCTCGCCGCGCGCGAACACGAACGTGACCGTGCGCTCGCCGTCGTACTGCAGCGACAGATCCTCGATCGACAGTCCGTCGCGGCCGTCGACCCGGCCAGGCGTGAGCACGACGCCGTCCGACAGCGTCAGCATCAGCTCGCCCTCGCGTGTGATGGCGGCGCCGGCTATGCCAACTCCGTCACGACCCCGCGCGCCTGTCTCACCCTGCGGCCCGATTTCGCCTTGCGGCCCTTCGCCACCGGGCCGGCCTTCGGCACCGGGTTCGCCGGGCGGGCCGGGATCACCTTGCGGTCCTGGCGGGCCGGCTTCGCCTTTCTCGGGTTTGGCATGCTCAGCTCCTTTCGCCTCGAGTTCGGCGAGACGCGCGGCGAGCGACGCCGTCGCCTCGGCCACGACTTCGCGCACGTAGGGCACCAGGCCCTTGGCGAGCGCGGCAAGTGCGTTGCGATCCATGATGGCCTCGCGATCAGGCGGCGAGTGCAATGTGTGCGGCCTTCAGTTCCAGACCGAACAGCGCGGCGAGCTGTTCCGCGTCCATGGCCGGCGCATCCGCCGCATCGGCCGGCGGCGGTGCGCTCGGCGCCGCCGGCGTGGCCGGCGCGAACGGATCGGCCTGCGCATCGCGCTTGGCGAGCGCGGCGAGCGAATAATTCTGCTGCTGCAGGTATGGCGACGCGCCGCCGTCGACCGGCTTGAGGTCGAGCTTGGCGCGGCCTTCGTTCGGCGCCATCACGCCGGCACCGACCGCGACCTGGATGGCGGCGATCTGCGTCGTCGAGTCCATGCGCAGCAGCGTGTCGGTGTCGAACTCGGTGCCCAGCCCCTCGCCCCAGCCGATGCCGAGCGCGTGGTCGAGCAGCTCCTCGATCTCCTCGATGTGCGACTGCAGCGCCTGCGAATAATATTCGACGTTGAGCGCCTGCACGTTGTTGTAGCTCGGCAGCGCGCCGACGCCGACCTTGTAGGGCGGCACGTGATAGACGCTGCACACCACCTCGGCCGACCATTTCAGCGACTCGACCATCTGCCCCTCGACGTTGGTCATCGCCATTTTCTCGTATTTCAGCCCGCCGCCGAGCACCGCGACGCGGCCGAGGTTGCCGCGGGAAAACCGCTGCTCCCATTCCTCCTTCATGCGCTTCATCTGCACTTCGTCGATCGCGTCGGGATGCGTGAGGATGCCGCCGGGCACCGAGGCGTTCTCGAACAGCAGCGCCGAGGCCTTCTGTGCGTTCAGGCCCATCATCGAGACCAGCCCGCTGGCGAACACCGGCGGCGTGCCGACCAGCGGATGGAACAGGCAGTTGAAACGATCGTGGATCATCTCGCGCGCCGGCACGACGATGTCGCCGATGCCGGCCAGGCTGTCGCTGTCGAGCCGGTAGAACACCGCACCATCGTCGGCGACCAGCGGATGCACCCGCGTCGGATCGAGCACGTGCAGCGCCACGACCACATTGCGCTGGTCGCGCTGCTTCAGCACGTAGGTGTTGCCGCGGCCGAGCTTGGACAGCACCCAGCATTCCCAGAACTGATTGCGCGTCTGATAGTCGTTCGGCCGGCGCAGCACCGGGCTGTAGGCCGGGTTGGTCACCTCCGACCAGATGTCGTTTGCGTCCTTCTCGGCGAGCTTGACGCGCATCTTGGCGATGTCGCGCGCGATCAGCGTCTTGCAGGCGAAGTCGGCATGAAACGACGCCGCGGTGTCGATGTTGATCTCGAGGTTGCGCTGCCAGGCGCCGGCGAACGGCTCGCGGATCAGCGGATACCAGCCGCCGCTGCCGATCGGCACCGAGCTCGACGGCGGCAATGCCTTGTGCTTCTCGCCGGTGAACGGGATCGGCAAGCCGAAGATCTTCATCCGCGTTGCGCCTGCATGATCTCGTGCTGCAGCCGCGCGATGCCCCAGCGGCCATCGACCGTGACGCCGAGCCGCGCGGCCTGCGCGCGCAGGCTGTCGATGTTGCGCGGATCGAGCAGCGGCAGGTCGACCTCGGCCTCGGTCTCGGCGGCGGCCTCGGCCGTTTCCTGCACCGGCAACGGCTCGGGCTCGGGCTGTTGCGGCTGCGCCGCCGGGTCCGGCGCATAGGCGG